CTTTGGTGAGAAGTGGAAGACTCTGTTGCTCTACGGTAACAAAGTAATCCAGCCTGAAGCTCTGGCTATGTTATATTGTACTAAAGACTCTCTGGTGTAATAGAGAGTTTATATAGTAGCCTCTGGTTACTTAAGAGAAACCCCTTGTATTCGGTAGCCCGACAAGGGGTTTTATTTTGCCTTATTACATGAGATATAATAGCAGATTAACAAACGATAAGGAGAATGAAGTTTATGACTAGGTTGGAACTAGCGAAACTAATGAACACTCTTGCAGGGACGCAGGGTGTAGTGGATACTACAGTAGGTCTAACAGGTTACCAAAATACACTGGTGGTTTTCATGGACCAAGCGTATAACGATATACAGATATACAGGTCTAGTTGGAAGTTCCTTAGAAGGGAATTACCTATTGCTCTATCGGACTCTGTAGACTCTTTCTTTGACTTGGATATCGATATAGTTGATAGAATAATCTACAACAAGAGTATACTTAGAGAAGTACCTTATGACGATTGGGTTATCAAAGACCATAAGCTAGGGAAACCAGTTGAGTATACTCGTAGTCCTATCGATGACTCTATTATCTTCAACCCTAGCGATATGGATTACTTACTCACACTACAGTATACTAAAGTACCTGATGTGATGACGGTGAACACATCTGTTCCTGTGTTACCTATTAAGTTCCATACTATCATAGTTTATAAAGCTTTGATTGGGTTAGGTAGTTACCTAGGGAATTACGACTTGATTAGTAAGTACTCTTTGAAATATAGTATAGAGATAGGGCAACTTATGAGAAGTCAGATACCTCAGACCTTTGTAAGAACTCCTCCTCTGGTGTACTAGATATGAGATACCCTAAAGCACAGGTAGTTGGGACTAGATCCGAGATACTCACTATGACAGGTGGTATCAAAGAGGATGTGTCTCAGCTTGAGTTGAAAGGTGGAGAGTTACTTCATGCTGTTAACTATGAAGAGGTTGATGGAGCATACCACGGCTATTCCTCTGTCCCCGGTTATGAAAGATTCGATGGTCAAGCTTTAGCTTCAAGTGTGGATACAAATTATCTCAATGACTACGGTGATGATAGTGCAGTATCTCTTCTGCTGGAAAGTGATCTTCAAGAGTGTATAGAAGACATAAGTGTCTATGGACACAGTGTAGTTAATAATGGTGTAGTGCATGATCCTAATGTGTTCAAGTTCTTCCGTTCTTCCTACTATTTTGGTGGCTCAGCTAGTTTAAATATAACTCCTGTAGATACTACATTAGATCTTCTAGCGGATAACTTCACTATCGACTTACTCTTAGATCCACTTGATCAAGTATCTACACAGATTGTCCTAGGCAAAGGCTTCTCTTATCAAATAGAGATTGACAGTAACAGACTAGTCTTTAAGTATAGCACAGATGGTTTATCTTGGGCAGGGGCTTTAACAAGTAATAAGTTCATAGCTCTCCCAACTAGATTACATGTCGCTGTAGTCCGTAAAGCAGATATAATTTACCTATTTTTCGATGGAAATAGAGATGACAATACTTTAACTGTAGGTACTGATATACTCTTCACAACTAGTGATGACTTGATTCTAGGGGCTGGTTTTATTGGTAGACTAGATGAAGTTAGAGTATCTAAACGACTTTGCTGGTTGATTGATTTCGATATTCCTGTGATACCTTACAGTTCTCAAGGTTACTATACTTTTCAGGTTGATGATACAGATAGAGAAGTCCAGAGAGCCTTGATAGCAGAGGTACCGGGAGAAGGTTCAATCCTTGGTATTGGTTTGAATGAAGTAGGCGATCTAGTGGCTGTAAGGAATAATGTACATTCTACTAATAGCTTCATCTATAGAGCAGGCCCTACAGGTTGGTCTGACCCTATACCGGGTGTATTCTATGGTAACTTCTCAGATGGTACCGATAGTGATAGTGTATTCCCTGGGTTCCAACCGGGAGACATAGTCACAGGTTCAATATCTGGTGCCACTGCTAAGATTGCAGGTATAATTGTACAAAGTGGTTCATGGCAAGACTTATCTACAGCTAGAGATGCAGCTGGTACCAAAGCACTTAAAGATGTCGTAGGTACTTTCGTTGACACTGATGTGCTAAGTAATGGCGGTACAGTAACAGCTGAAGTGGTAGACGGTACTCTAGGTGAATTTGCTTTGCAGCCAGATGGAGACTATTGTCTCATTAGAGCTAGGTTTGATGCCCTAATAGATCTACAGAGAAAGAATGTACCTTTCTTTACAAATAGTGTTGATTTTCCTATGTACTACGATGGGGTTCAAATTATACCTATACTATATGATACTCTCCCTGATGCTGGAGGTATCTTTGCTTGCGCTGTTGTTGAGTTTAAGAACCGTTTGTGGTTGGCATATCCAGATGGTCAACTATGGTACAGTGCAGTGGGTGATCCATTGAATTGGGACGAGGTTGACGGTGCTGGTACTATCTTCATGGAAGATGAGATAACTGCTTTACAGGTTGGACAAGGAGATGTGCTTATTGTCTTCGGTAGAGGTTCTATACAGATCATAAAATCTATTGTTGATACACAGGTTAGTGGAGCCACCACTCAAGCTGACTATGCTTTCTTTAATGAAACTTTCTCTAATGTATCAGGCGCTATACCGGGCACTGTTGAAAGAATCCTTGGAGAGATCATGTACTTTGATGATAGAGGTATCACAAAGCTCTCAGCTACCGATGCCTATGGTGACTTCAGTGCAGCCTCACTTAGTAAGAATGTACAGAGAACACTGTTGGAGAAGAAGAGTAGGATCGTAACCTCTGCTGTACATAGAGAAAACAATCAATATAGGATATTCTTCAACGATAAGACAGGTTTCTTCTTTACCTTCGATGTAGAGAAGAAAGTCAAAGGTGTCACATCTATTAAGTTCAATCACGATGTGATAGCCTGTGTAGAAGGGGAGGACTCAGCAACTAGTACTAAGTTATACTTTGGTAGCTCAGATGGTTTTGTCTATGTAATGGACAGTGGTACATCTTTTGATGGTGAACCTATTGAAACTAAATTAGCAACAGCTTTCTATAGCTACAATAGCCCTACTAGTTGGAAGAGATTCAGGAAGATAACACTAGAAGCTCAAGCTGATAAAGATTTCGTATTCTTTGGGAAGCCTGAGTTTAACTATAGAACTCCTAATATACCTAGATCCAATACAGAGTCTTACACTAGCACTGGTTACGGCGGAGTTTGGGGTACAGGTGCATGGGGTTTGTTTACCTACGGGAGTGAAGAGGTTCAAAGTCCAGCTTTGTATATGTCTGGTTACGGGACCAATATGTCAATAAGGATAGTGACAAGGAGTAAGTTCACTACTCCTCATGTGATAAATAATATAATTACAGAATATAGTTTACAAGGGAGGAAAATGTAATATGGCACACGGTGGAGATGATAAATACTATAACCCTACAAATAAGGTAGTATTTCAAGGTGACACAGCAGATGCTTCAGATCTTAATGTTATCAACACAGCAATAGATGCAGCGTTAGAAGGGGTAGCTGATGACTTGGATACACTAGAGAATAACAGTTTCAACTGGTCAGAGACTGCTGAGAAGTGGGCCACTGATCCTGTAGGGACTAACCCTGATCCAGTGAAACCAACTAAGTATAGTGCGGAGGCCCATGCTACAGAGGCTAGTGAGTGGGCTAGTGCCAGTGGAACTGTAATAGACTCCTCTGGTGTAGACACTAGTGAGAAGTCTGCTAAGACTCACGCTGGTGATGCTATGGCTAACGTAGCTCTTACTGATGCTGATGTGGTACTTACTAACGCAGACGTAGTACTTACCAATGATAATGTGGTACTTACTAACGCAGACGTAGTACTTACCAATGATAATGTGGTACTT